TTTCAATACGAGTACCTTTTTGTGTACCTTCTGGCCAATAGTGAGGATCGAAGCTTCGTCCGTAATAACTATCAGCTCCACCCCTATCATAAGGTCCGCCATGTGTTTCATCATATAGTGGCAATTTGGTTGAAAGTTTTGCTTCAACGTCTATAGGCAAAGACGACATTACGCAGCCTCCTTTTCTCTACAAATATTTTCAATGTGACGTTCAATAGCACTGTCTTTCCAATTGGCAAAGTCTAAAGAACGTGCATAACTCTTACTGACATAATCAGCAGTAATATAGTACGCATCTTCTTCTAGTTGAATACGCATATATTCTTTAAGAGTACCCGAAGGAACACGATCACTCCAATACTCAGTTTCAGTTGCTGACGGCATCATACCCATCCAACAACCAGGTTGCTTTGAAAACTCTTCAGCTTCCTTGCGTTGAGCGTTGATATAGTCAACTAGTGCAGTTTCCATATTATACATTATGCTACCTCTCCAAACAGTTTTCCCATATTTTCGAACACTACATTATAAGCATTCACTTCAGCTTCATACCACTCATAAAAGTCATCATCTTCTTCAAAGCGGTCACTACCACTCGCATGTTCATCCCATACACGTTGCATAGCATTCATACCTTCAAGTGCATCACCACGGCCAAAGTTTGTGATTGTGTTCCAAGCACTAGTAAAATCTACTGTGTTTTGATAAAAACTAGGGATTCTAAACATCGTGTATTCCTTCTTTGCTTCTAACTATACATATAATATAGCACCAAGAAGTCTTACTGTCAAGTCTTTTTTTAAATTATTTGTGTTTTTTCGTGTCCTACACGTATTTGTGGATCTACATATATGTCTATGTCCAGTTGTTTTGCATCCAAACACCAAGCAACATCTTCACTGCACATTTCATATCCCTGTGGCACTTGTAACTTTTTAGGTGCAAACCACGGATATTCCATACGTTCAAATACACCTTGCTTAACCAACACCCAACCAAATCCAATATAATCTGCTTTAAAAGCAAACTTACGTTCTAACATTTCTTCTTCTTTTATGAATTGATAATGTCCGTGTTTGTTAAAATACTCGTCATCTAAGTTTTCTACAACTGGTGTAAATCCTTGAGGTTGACTATACCATCCACTAGCAACATCACAATCCATGCTTAGTAGTTTAGTAAAATGTTCTACTGTGAATACTTGATCGCTGTCGATCCACATCATGCGATCATATTCTATACCATTGAATGGCTTTTGATACATACCTTTAGATACATCTGCACCTGCTACTTTACAACGAGCAAAATTTACCATACTACTGTGTTGTTGACTTAGTATGGGTTGGTGTCCATTTTGTAAGCACCAAGTCCATACACTTGTAAATGATTGTAAAAATATACCACTATAGCTATTACCCGGTAAACAAAATACTATTCTCATAAACTCACGTCCTCTAATCCTGCAGCTCTTAGTTTTACAATGTTATTAATCTGAAACTGTTTGGCATCAATAGCTTTAATTAATCCCATAAACTTATTACGAATCAATGCTACTTCATTAATAATATGCTGTTGGTCAATAACTTCACTTTCGCTGTCAGCATACTTTTCAGCATCTCGACTACTAAGTGCTTTGTTATATCCTTCTAGATATTTTCTATAATGTTTGTTGCGTATTTTGCGCATCTCAATATTAAGATGTTCAAGTATAGCTTCCAGTTCCTGTAATTGATTAAAACGATACTCAACTATTCCAGGCATGTCACGTGAGTGTTTTTCTACATTACCTTTGAGTCCACAATCTAATCTTGCTTCATCTAGTTGCTGTTCGAAGTAATCAATCGCAGGAACAATATTAGCTATATTTTTCTTTACTTTACTATACCAGCTCATTTACCAATCATCGTATTCATCCGAGTCCTCATCAATATCATCATATGCATCTTCATAATAACAATCTCTGAGCACTCTGTCAAGTGTTGAGTCGTAACCAAACCATTCATCGCATACTTCATTTAGATCGCAGATATTTTCGTTGATCACAGTTAAGAACTTTTCACATGCAATTTCTTTGTCTTTGGCACTAATATAAGGTTTCATAGACAGCCACATATCAACGTATGCGGCTATCTCACTGTCATTCATTTTCATTGGTTAATTCTTCCTTGGGTAAGACGTCTTGTTCATCGTCGATATTTACCTCCGGAAGGTCTTCTACAGCGTCTACGACATCATCGTCCCATTCGCTCATAATAAGATCCAAAGCATTATCTTTGTTAGCATTCCAAGGTTTACGGAACATTTTAATTACTTCACCTGTTTTAGGGCTAGTATATTCTAAACTGTTACCACTCTTCTTTAGAATCTCTTTTGCTTCAAAGAATTCAACAAGTCCACTATATGGACTCATTCCTGTCTCATATGGAATCTCTACCTGTACACTTTCAAACGGTTTAGCATAACGTGTTTTCATTACTTTACACGCTGCTCTAATACCATGTACTTGCGATGTTTTGTTGCCATCTGCGTCTACTTTTAGTTTAAGTTTACGCATAGCAATAACAATACTACTTGCATAGATAAAGCCTTGACCACCTGAAATCTTATCATCTGGGTCAAACATATCCTGCGATGCATATGTATGGTTAGTTGCTAGTAGTCCTACATTAAATTCACCAAACATGTTAACTGTGTTTCTAACAAGCGATGTTAGTGCTTTGGGCTTACGACCCATATCACCTTTCATATCACCTTTTTGAAACTGATCAACATCAGTTGGTGTTAGTAGCATACCCAACGAGTCAACTACAAACAATACCTTAGGACGATCTTCATGATCTTTGTCTGTGTATTCTGATTTGTAGTCTTTCATAAAGTCACTGATAGTTCTAGCAACATCATCAATCATACTCATATTAAGTTTGAGTAGTTTATCTTCTGCTGTATCAACGTCTAGTGCATGCAACCATTTTTCATCTAGTGCATTTTCACTGTCAATTAGTACTACAAAGATACCTTGCTCTTGTGCTGACTTGATTACATTACCTGCCGCAATATAACTTTTGCCTGCACCCGATTCACCTGCGAGTACTGTTACTTTACCTAGTGGAATACCTTTTTCAAATTCTCCACTGATTAGTTTGTTTAGTGTGTAATTACCTGTACTGATCCATGTGTCCGGATCATTAAACCCAACACTTAGTCCGGGCACCGCTTTGGTAATACTTTTGCGGAATTTACTTACGTCAAAAGGCTTTGCCATTAATTTCTCCAAGAATATAATGTAGGCGACTATTGCCGCCTACTGTGTTAGATGTTTTGATTATGCTCCGCGATTACGAATCGCTGCCAAAATGTCTTGCGCACTTGGCTTTTCACCACCATCATCTCCTGCTGGTGCTGTTGCCGCTACTGCCGCCGCTACTGCTTCCTGTTGTACAGGAGGAGTAACTGGAGTAGGTGCCGCTTCTGCTACTGGTGCAGGTGCGGGAGTAGGTTGCGGAACACTTTGTGCCGCAGGTTTGGCCGCTGAATTGTTTGGCGCACTGTTAGCAGTGTCAATTTGTACACCAGCTGGACGATAAAAGTTACCGAACAATTCTGGATCATACAGTTGACCATCAACGCTTGCTTCAAACATTTGACCAATTGCAGTCAATTCAGCTTCAGTTGGCTGTTTAGGAAGAAAATCATTTAGATTAAACAACCCATGTGTGTCAATTGCTGCACGTTCGTTGCTGTCTAAACTACGCTCTCTACGGCTCCAGCTAGACGTTGAATAGTCTGCATACTGACCTTTGGTTGTCTTTGTTAGACGGAAATCAGTACCTTGTTCAATATCTGTTGGAAGTTCAGTGAAATCACTGTCCATCAATGCACCTTTAATGATGTTAAAGATACTTGGATTGATAATAAACCTACGAATTGGATTGTCAGGAGTAGTATCTTCTTGTAAACTGTTTTCAGCTACAAAGCCTTGAAATACGTAACTACGCTTTTTCCAATACTTACGACCCATGTCTTCTAAATTAGGATCTTTAAACCAGTTGCGTACTTCTGCGAGTACTGGGCAACTTCCTACCGGACCCCACATTTCGTTACACGGAACGTTCACTGTAACTGCACGACTGTTTGGGTCGCCTTTTACACCTGAAAATCCTAAACGAATCATTTGACGCTCACGCCAAAAGTAAGTATTACTCGAATCACCGTCTGGTAAGAAACGAATTACACTTGTTGAATTTTCTGGGATATTCCAAAATGGGAAGATAGCGTTATCACCACCTGAGCTAGATCCGCCTCCGCGGTTTTCTTGTTGTTGTAATTTTGCACGAATTTCTGCCAATGTTGCCATAGTATTTCTCCTATATTTTGCCTATGTTTATGCCTAAGTATGCCTTTGTGACCACTTATGTAATCACTATTATATGTGTATTTTGTGAGGTTGTCAACTAAAAAGTTTATCGAAATCGTATTTTGTAAATGCGCCTTCAAATGTTTGTTCATAGTTCTCACTGGGTACACGGGTTGTTTCACTTGCTGATGTTTTCAACTTAGGCATCAATGTTTTAATAGCACTTATTGCTTGTTTTAACATAGCACCATCTTTAATATTGTCAACCTCATCATTGAATCTTGCAAGTAATACACTTAATTGATCCTGATCTTTGCCGCCATCAATGACGCCACTTAGATATTGTGCAATTGCACCAAGTTGTTGTTGGATTGGATCTCCAACAAGTCTCTTGCTTACCATTGGATTTTCAGGATCATTCTTGATATCAACACCTTTACGTAGTCTAATAGTATCCATTCCTAGGATAGCATTAGCTAGGCTATTCAGTGTCTCTTTTGCAAATGCATCACGTTCTTTGATAGATTTCATCTCTTTAACTAATGCATTTACATACGGTAGCGCATCATCTAGACTTTCGTCAAATGTGCGTACTGTAAACTGGTTACGAAGTTTTGTACGATCTGTTTCATTGATCTTAACTTCTTTTGCTTCAAACTTGTCTTTGGTTTCGTTGTAACACTTACACCCTTTGAGTTTGTTAATTCCTTCTCTGATACTAGCAATACGCTGAGAGACTGCTTCTACAATATCTGCTGTATCTTCGTTTACCAAACCATTGCGCTTACTGTAATTGGCAAACTCTTTAAGTTTTTTAAGTTCTACAGTTTGTTCTTGAATATGTTGTCCAAATGGATCATGTGGGTTGCCACCTTCTTTAACATGACGTAGCATTGCTCTGCCGCCTGCTAAATTGTTTGTTGGCATTTTGAAACGTTCACCTTCTGCATTCTCAATATAAATTGCACTGATGTTTCTGCTTCTACTTCCACGTGATTCTTCGTTCACTGGTTTTGTGTGTTTAATAATAAGTTTAGCACTTTCTAGCTTTTGATAACTGCTCTTGCTAGTTCCGTATGCTGCACTAATACCTTCGTCTATCTTCATGTCTCTCACCTTTTGCGCTTGGTAATCTTGGTCTTTTGGTTCAATGTGTTTTGTAAAACTTTTTAATGTATATTCTATTACACTTTGATTTGCTAGATTTTTTAATTGTTCTAGTGTACTTCTGAATTGATCGATGTCAGTGTTTTGATTAACACTTACACGTATTTCTCTTGTACTATCAGTTTCGTCAAGATTGATCATAGTGCCTAGATCTTGAATATAAAATCTTCTTGCACTGTTAGGATCAACAGTATGCTCGCCCTCATCTGTAAACAACTTCAAATTATGTCCGTTGCCTTTGAGAATCTTAAACATTTTTTCAGATACTTTATCGCTGCTAATCATATCAATTCCTTTATTATATTTATGTTAGAAACACAAAAGGCATAGGATCCACAGCCTCGTCGTCACTAAAACTATCTTTTAATTCATCATATGCGCTTTCATCATACTGCGCTACTTGTTGAGCAATACGTACTACCAGCACACATGCCATTACTAGATCATCTGTTTCGCCATCTTTGGCACTAAAACTACTGCCTCTGGCAATAAATGTTTTGATTTCTTTTAATAGCGCACTACTTGCAATTTCCATTTTGTCTGTTTCAACCCAAGTCTTAAGTTTACTACATGCGGCTAACTTGCTTTTGTTTGTGGTAGTAAAACCTTTTCTAAAGCCTCTGTTTGCACTGCGAGGTTGACTAATCAATGTACCCGGAATATTATCTTCGCCTAGTTCTGCAATTACTACTAATGCCGCTTCGCCTAGTGTATTGTTTTCAACACTCCAATATATTTCACTCTCAGGTGCTGCTTCTTGTATTTCTAATAACATTTGTCTTAGTATACGTATCTGATCAGTGATGGGTGTCTTGTTGTGCATCCATTCTGCTACTTGACGCATGCCTGGTAGTTCATATATTTGTATAGCGGCATTGTCACCACCAGTACCAAGACTTGGGTCTAGTCCAGCAATGTATGTTCTGCCTTTAACAATATTTTTATACCAACGTACTTGTCCTGTACGTCTGTGTATGTCTTTGCTTTCCATCATTGCTAGTTTTAGACTGCTAATCAATGTTTCATCATAAGCAATAAATTCATTTAAGTGTTCACGTCGAAAACGTTCTTCACCAATTTTACCCTGTTCTTCATCTGCCCAAGGCTGATCCCTGTCAGGGTGTGCTTTCCAATCAGCACTATATGCTTTAAATCCATTTTTACCCGTTGATTTTTCAAATCCGTATTCGTCTACTGTGTTACAAGCCGCTCTCCAAATTTGTGCAAACTGGTCATCATCCTGATTGGGTGTACTAGTAATAATACATTTACCGCCTGTACTAAGTGTTGGACTGAGTGATGTCCAAAACTCTCTGGCAATTGTAGGACGCACAAATGCAAACTCGTCCAAGTATGCTAACGAAATACTTAAACCACGACCAGTGTTTTCTGTTGTTGCTTGTGCAATAATACGTGATCCGTTGTCAAACTCCAACGATCCTTTGTTGTATGCTGTTACACCTGCACGTACATGATCTGGTAATAGTTCGTATGCAAAACGTATACGTTGCATAATCTCCTGTGCGCCACTGTATTTGTGTGCCGCAATAAGAATTGTTTGATCAGGTACATACATAGCATACCATAACAAGTATGCCGCCGCCGCTGTTGACTTACCCATTTGTCTACTAATTAATGCTATACTATATCTATGACCGTGATAAGCATCTAGTAAGCCTTTTTGAAAGTCAAACAAATCAAACTTCATTCTGCCTTTGACAGGATGTTGTATCCATACAAAGTTTTCAATAAAATATTGAGGGTCCTGCGTACACTTAACGATTTCTTCAACTTGTTCAGTTGTGAACTTTTCTCGTTTGTACGGGCTTTTGATTAAATTGGTATCTACACTCATTGTAGTAGTACTTATCTATTAAAAAAAGAGCTATGTTTCCATAGCTCTAGTTTATACCTGTAATTATCTTGATGTCATTGTTTTTACGATATTTTTGTAAGGAATACCGTCTTGACGTTTTTTAACTTTGTTTTGATACGCAGGATTTGTATCATGTGAATAAGGTTCTCCAACTAGCACACTGTCTTTTCCAGACATTTTTGATAGCTGTGCTTGATTGCCAGTTAATCTTTTTGCTACATCCTGTGGTACAGTAGCAAGAAACTTATTGATTTTAATCTGATTCTGTGTAGCCATTACATCAGCATAATCCTGATCATAGCCTTCGTTAACACCTGCTAACATTTTAAGTCTTGTAAGATCTGAACTTTCCATTTCAGCATTACCTTCAAGGTGTGCTCTACCATCTTCTTGCATACCTTGTTCACTGAAC